GGTAAACCCTGCTCTGTCCCATCCATTGACAACAGGTACCCATCTGCCGAAAGGCACTACCCCTACATAGATGAACAAAACAAAGTGGGTAACTTTGTTCTATGTAGGCTTTGGTAAGGAATAATCTACTGCTTATAGTAGTTGATAATTAAATAAAGATTTTCCTTGCTGCTGCCCTCTCCCTTAGGGGATGGGTAAAGAATGGATAGTATATATTGTTGAACTAATAAAATTTTAAGATTATGAGTGAATTATATTGGTTAGGTGTTTTGGGCAACTTACATGGTTTGTGTGAGGTTATTGTTATTTTTTCAGCTTTAACAATGATTCTTTTGTCGTTTATATTTATTTTTAGTAATTTGGATGGTTTCGAGACACCTCCTATGTGCTTAAAAATTTTAAAGTTAAGTGCTGTTTCCACATTAATAGGATTTCTTATGTATGCGTTCATCCCTTCAACAAAGAGTCTGCTTATCATCTATGGAGTAGGTGGCACTATTGATTATGTTAAAGAGAACAAGGATGCAAATAAGATTCCTGATAAGTGCATTAAGGCTCTTGACAAGTATCTGGATGATGCGTTGAAGGAAGATAAAGACAAGGATAAGGAGTAACTATGGTTTCAGAATCAGCAAAATATTATCAGGCTCACCCAGCAGCAAGGGCGAGAAAAGCGGCTTACGACACACGTTTCGAGTCTTCCCCTGCTCAGAAGGCTAAGCGTAGGGAACTGGCTCGGCACAACGCTGCTCACGATAAAAAGTATGGTGCAGCTTCTCGCAAGGGAAAGGATGCTTCACATACCAAGTCGGGTATCAGATACAAACCTTCATCTGTCAATCGAGGCTCTAAAACAGACATGGCTGGAGATAGAAGGGCAAGAGGTGGTCGCTGATAGTGATAAAAAAATAGGGAGTGCTCACGCATTCCCTATTGTCGTCCTAATAATCTTCTAACCTTAATCAAAAACCTATAAATCAAAAACTTATGTTTGAAAACAACACTAACCTTCTTCTTCTGACATCTGTCTCAACTTCTCGGTGAGAGCATTGTGAACCTCACGCTTATCGTCAAGAGTGACGGTCTGTAGCTTAGGACAGTTGAACTCCAGTATCTTGATAAAAGATGTGACTTTATCCTTCGGCTCACATTTGTACCAAGCAGTCTGGAAATCGTCCCATGCTTCTCTTGTAAAGTCAGCACACAACTCACGAAACTCCTTTGTGATAGGAGACTCGTAGCCTTTCTGCTTACCTCCAGTCTTTGCTCGACCTTTCTCGAACTGACCTTTTGTATTTCTGTCTGCTGCCATTATCAAAACTATTTTGCTGCAAAGTTAGCTATATCCTGATATGTGTAAACCTTATCCATTAACTTTGTGGAATTGCATATACCTTAATTAATAGATAAGGTTTATATAATATAAGGTATGATTATCTTTGTATCATTATTAATAATTTATAATTTCATATATATGATAGGTGCATTAATAGGCGCTGGGCTTGGGCTTGCAAGCAGTATTGCTGGCGGTATAGCTAACCGCAAGGCAAGACGTAAGCAGGAACAGATGCTTGCCCAGCAACAGAGAGATAATCAGGCATGGTATTATAGAAAGTATAACGAAGACCCTACCAAACGTGCCGATACAGTGCGCTTGCTTACCCAGATGCAGGAGCAGATTAAGAACAGAAACAGAGCAGCTAAGGGCAGACAAGCCGTAATGGGCGGTACAGAAGATTCTACGACTGCGGTGAAGGAGGCGAACAACAAGACTCTTGCTGATACGACCTCTCAGATTGTAGCTGCAAACGAAGCTCGCAAGGATGCTATCGAACAGCAGTATCAGCAGAATAAGCGTTCAATTCAGGGGCAACAGATGCAGATGGAAGCCGAGAAGTCTGCTGATACTGCCAACGTTGCGGCTGGTGTGGCTGGTACTGCTGCCAACATCGCTGCTACGCTTGATAGTGGTGGCGGTAGCAAGACTCCTAAGCGTCCTGACGTGGAAATGCCTACCGAAGCAGATATGGCTAAGTTGGATGCCAAGGTGGGTGCGGCTCCTACCCAGCAGCAAGTAGCGAGTGACTTGAATAATATGGTTGGTGAAAATGCACCCAAAAAAATCAAAGCATAGCCTATGAAAGCATCAGATATGTTACGTAATAACAATGGCTTGAAGACTACACAGAGTGTACTCAACAAGCAGCAGAGTGGTGTGGATGCTGAACAGAAGGCGAGTCCTGAGCAGATGAATATAAACACCGCACAAGCTATGTTGCAAGGGAAAGGGGAACAACTTACTCCTCCAAAGGATGCGCACGAACAGGCTGCAAGGATGAACCAGCAGACTGCTGAGGGTATGCTCAACGGCTCTATTCCTACAGACAAGCCTTCCGTTCCTATTGTCAAAAAGGAGGAACAGAAACCTCAGCCTAATCAGTTATCTTATGCAGATATGTATAAGATGCTGAATCCTGAGCGTGAGGAGACTGCCGAACAGAAGGCGAATAGAGAGAAGAAGGAACGCACGAAGGCTCGTATCGCTGCACTGGGTGATGGTCTCCGTGCGCTCTCTAATATCTACTTCTCTACCAAAGGTGCCAAGGTGGTACACAATCCTGAGTCGGATATGACTAAGGTAGTGAACAAGCGCAAGGAGTACATGGATGCTCAGAGAGAGAAGAATCGGGCGGCATGGCTGGCTGGTTATCAGAGGGCGATGGCTCTTGATGAGGAAGCTCGAAAGAACGACCTGACTCTTGCGGAACAAATCAGGTATCACGATATGATGAATGAAAATAATAAGACGAAGAACGACCAAGGACAGCAGAGAATTGACCAAGGTAACAGAAGACTTGACTTATCGAAGATGAAGTATCAGACTGATGCTGATTACAAGAAGGCAGTATTGGCTATCAAGAAGGCTTTGGCTGATGGTCAAATATCTCATTGGCAAGCGCAGGAGGCTATCCAGCGCATGAATGCTGAGACTGGTCGTATTCGTGCTAACAAGTCGTCGGGCGGTGGCAGTCGTGGTGGTTCTTCTAAAGAAGACACAGACGGAACTTTCATAGACTTGAACGAAAAACACCCTAAAGAGGTGGCAGAAGTCAGCGAAACCGTAGCAAAGGCAGGTATCAAGCCAAATACTGCTGCTGGACGAAAGCAAATTGTGAAGATAGTCAGAGAGAAGATTGCTCATAAGGGTGGTGGTTCATCCCATGGTGGCGGTTCTACGAGTAACAATAGTCGAGCTAAGCAATTAGCCAAAAAGTACGGATTTTAAAGAGTAATATTATGCCAGATAATGTAGATAAGTTATTTGAAATAATGCAGGCGAAAGGTGCTGCTAATGATAGAAATAAGTTCCGAAAAGTATTCTTGACTCCTGGTAATAAGGGGTATAAGATAAGAAAGGATATTTATGATGGTCTCAGAGCAGACGGCATTATAGATAGTCCTACTTACGAGGATTTTAGACGAAAGCTAAGACTTGGTGGTACTCCAACAGTCAATAAGTATCGTCAGCAAATGTTTAACTCTGTTGACCCAAATAAAAATGGGTTGAATGCTCTTTCTCATCGAGCGGTTAGTCAGGCAAAAAGAGCAATGAATAATGTCCGTAAGCCAGTAACTGCAAAGGTTGTGGATAAGAAAGGTAAGCCAACTAGAGAGGAGTTTGCTATTACTCCTGCCAAGACCGTAGAAGACCTTGATAGAGAGTATGCTCAGGAGACTACAAAGAACTGGGAGAATGAACTGCATGACCAGATGGCTGATGCCGACAAGGATGCAGCAAAGATTAGCGATATGTTCAAGTCCTTCATCGGTTCTACGGATGAGGTCGGTAGTGTGTGGGGTAATATGACAAGAGGTGGCGGTATCGCTGGTACTCCTCATAGTGTTACTACCAACAACGGTATCTTGGAAAACACAGAAGCTCGACAACTTCTTGTTGCTGGTGATTACAATCGCAAGAGAAAGGAACTCTTACAGTTGGAGCAGGATTCGAGAAATGGTGCAACCTTTGACAATCATTCTTTTTTTAGAGGAATGTATGATGCTGCCAAAGATACTGGAATCCTGACTGGCGGTGCGTCTGACCTTATCAATGCTGGCTCCTTGCTTGCGACCAAGCAGGATTTGGATAATGGTATTCATACCGAAGCTGGAGATATGCTGATGCAGCAAGCGGTAAAGAATAGTGATGCACAGAGTCAGTATGGTGACAATCAGGGATGGATGTACACTGGTGGTGTTATCACTACCAATATGGCTCCTTTTATGGTGCAGATTGGTAGTGCTGGATTTTCCAAGGGTATGAGTAACGCTATTGGTAAGGTTGTGCAGGGTGCTGCTTCAAAAGTGGCATTGGGTACGATGGAGAAAGCTACTGGAATGGCTGGTGCTCATATCGCAAACTATATCGGTAAGGTAACTGGTCTTACTACAAAGGCTTTCGGCAAGGCTATCCAGTATGGAATCGTGGGTGCAGCCCAAGCTAATACAGTTGGTCTTGGAAATGTTGCTAACGATGTGATTAACCGCTATACGGGTCAGGTCTATCAGGATGAGCAGGGTAAATACAAGTTCGGCACATTTGATAGCGATGGTAACCTTGTGCATGAAGGCGGTGAAGACTTCCTTACTGCCCTTGTAAAGGGTGAGGCGGCTCAGACCATTGAGTTTGCTACTGAGTTGGCTGGCAGTGGCATTGATGCTGCTGGTACTGCCCTGAAGAACTTCGTTACCAAAGGTGGCAAGAAAATTATCAACAAGTACAACATGGAGAATGTTTCCAAGGTGATTAACTTCTTGCTTAATAATAAGGTGGCAAAGAATGCAAGATACTTGAAGGCTGGTGCTGACAGAACACTTGGTAAGGTGGAACTTAATAGCATTGTCGGTGAGTCTCTGGAGGAAGAGTTGGGTATCATCGCCAACACGGTCTTTACTGGTGATAACAAAATCTCAGACTTGTGGGATGAAAAGCAGCAGTCACAGATATGGGGCGGTATGCTTTTGTCTATCGGATTGATGAAGGGTGCTGTTGCTCCTTTCCATGCTTATAATGCCAAGCAGTATTATTCCTATAAGCATAAGCTAAACAAGGCTGATGTAAACTTGTCTCAGTTGCTCGGTAAGGAGAAGTGGGAAGAACTCCGTAATCAGATTGATGCTACAACAAACGATGATATGCCTGAAATGGTAAACAAAATCAATCGTGATGTTGCTCTTGGTAAGAACAGACAGCCAGTTCGTGAGTATATTCAGAACTTGCTCATCATGCGTGGTTATGACATTGGTAATATGCTTGCAGCAAAGAAGGCAGTTGAAGATAAGGGTGAAGGTGTCTCCGTGAAGAATATGGAGAAGAATCAGGCATATCAGCAGGGTCGTGATGCTTACGGCTATGATACACATGAGATTCAGTTAGACCAAGAAGACAAACAAAAGTCTCTTGCTCAACTTCTCGGTATATCAGAGCAGCAGTTGGCATCCATGAGTGATGAGGAGCTTGAATCATTCTCTGGTCGTGATGATAATATTGATAGGGCTATTTATGACTACCAGTTGTCGAGTGCTCGCTATGAAGGTGTTGTTGATAACGCAAGAGACCAGATAGACTTGGAGGTTCAGAGAGCAGCACAGGCGGTTGATATGTACACAGACAAGTCTCGTAATACTATCCGAAACGCTACCATCAAAGCATCAGGCGGCTTGGAAGACTATGGTGTGTATATTATCAGCGGTAATATTGCTACTCATGATGATGGCTCCATTGATGTAAGCAATAGCGATGATATGATTCTGTATTATGACCCAACTACCAATACTGTTGAGCACGCTGATGCCATGATGTTTGCTGAACTGGGTAGTGAGGAGAATGCTGATGAAGTGAGAAGTCAGGCTATGGCTGATGCCAAGGAGAAGGCTATCAAAGAAACTACTGGTATCATTGATGGTGTTGTTGAGGTAGGTACTCAGTTCAAGACCGTTGATGCTGATGGTACAGAGCATACTTATGAAGTACTTGCTGATAATGGTGATGGTACTGCCATGATAACTATTGATGGCAATATACCTACAGAACTTGTCAAAGGTGAGAATGTTCAGGTTCCCGTCTCGTTTGAAGAGTTGCAGAAGATGAAGGATGAGTCTGACCAACAGAGATTGCAAGCAGCTAAGGCTGAGCGTGAACAGATGGAGAAGGAGCGTGCTGAGCAACAGATGCAAGCACAGACTACACAAGCAGAGAATCCTACTCAGGAAGATAATATCCAGTCAACACCTATCGAAGATAACATAGACTACTCTGATATAATCAGAGAGGATGGTAAGGTTCAGATGGTAGATGTTTCTGATAAGGATGGAAATAATCTGTTCCCTGATGCTAAAGATGTTTTCTATATCCAAGGAAACAGGATGAGAACCAAGTTTGTTTATATTGATGCAAATGGAGAGTTGAAGACTCAGAGTTTCCCTACTGGATTGGTTAAGATAAAGACAAGGGGTGAAGTATCTGTTGATGATTACAAGAAGTATCGCAATACGTTACTCTCTGCTGAATCTTCTGCCATACCTGAATCCTCAATGATAGAGGATAATAGTGGAGAGAATAGAGGTGAGATAGAGGCTGAACCTACAACAATAGAGGATGAAACAACTCCTGAGGTAGCAGAGAATACAGAGACTACTGCTCCTGCTGATGAGACTGCTGAAACTCATTCAACTGAGCAGACTCCTGCCATTACCCTTGAAGATGGAACTATCGTACCTATGCTGGAGGATGGAAATCCTGACTTCTCGAAGCTGACTGCTGCACAGACTGCTGAGCTATATGATAATCAGTTCGGTGAGGATGCAGATAGTATCGTGTCTGGGTATGTATCTGACGCAAAGAAGGCACTCGACAAGGCTAACAACATGACCGTGAAGGGTAAGACTTTCTTAGAACAGAAGGCTTCCAAGGATGCTAAGGAGAAGGCTATTGCTGATGCTCAGGCGGCTTATGACTCTGCTATCGCTATCCGTGATGCCTATAATGAGCGACAACTTGCCAAGGTGGAAGATACTGCTGAGGGCAGAAAGAATCTTATTGAGAAGGCAAGAAGAAAGTTTGCTCGCTTGAAGAGTGCGGTGAAGGATGATGCAGAGGCTGTTGCTCAAATCTATAAGGAGACGGTTGGAAGTCTGCTGCATCGTCTGTATGATGGTACAGGCATTGATGTGACAGATACCATTCCGCTTACTGCTGAGGAGTATGTGGCTAGCAACCTCGGTGCTCACTCTCTCAACTATGAGGGAACAGAAACAAGCAAGGGTGTTAAGCAAGAGACTGGATTGAGCATAGAAGACTTTGCTAAGACTCAGTTGCTCGCTGCTGATGGCAAGGGTACTACCATTGACAACCTTGTGCATAGCTTATGGGAGAATCGTCCATCTAATCTTGAAACACTCGGCACTCAGGATATTCGTAATGCTCTTATTGATGTACTCACAAGTGGGTTCAAGGCTTCGGAAGCAAGAAGTTATGTTGAGAACATTCGTATCGCTCAGGCAGAGAAACTCATTGAAGAAGAAAGGACTGCTGCTGAGAATGCTGCATATTACGAGCAACAGAAAGCTAAGGAGGAGGAAGAAAAGAAAAAGGCTGAACTGGAGAAGAAAGCAGAAGATGAAAAGACAAAGGCTGAGGAGAATATAGATTTACCAGCTATTGATAAGCAAGGAGAACCTATTAATAACAATATTATAGAACTTGCAAAATGGGCAAAGAAGCAAGGCTTAGAGATAGACTCTACATCTAAGTTAAATAGCTACGCTGATTTGTTCTTGATGTGCAAAGATGGCTTTGGTGTTAGTACTCTTGTTCCTGATGAGGGCAAGAATATAAACCAAGTGATTTATTTCCCAGACAATGCGGAAGTCATTGAGCAACTCGGAAAACTGCAAGAGGAGTTCAATGCAGGACGTGACCTCAATCACTCTTCTAATATAGATAGCGAAATCACAGAAGGTGCAACGTTCTATGATGCTGCTACCGCTAAAGAGTTTAGAGATTTTGTAAATGAGCAGACAAAGTTCCCTGACAAACTAAAGGAGGGTAGCAATGCTATTGAAGTTCCTGAGGATGCAACGGACGAGAATCCGCTTGGCTTGCAACTTAGCGAAGATAAGGTTCCGTTTGAAATTGAAGGAGGAAAGAGCGGTAAGACATATAACATAAATGATGATGAAGACAGACAGAGACTTATCAATGACAACAAGGTGGATGATAAGGACATCTTGGATATTGATATGCCTAAACATGTACACAAGGCTATTAAGGAATTGTGCAAGAAGATGGGATTGAAGGTTCAGTTCCTTTATATGGGCGCAAGGTCAAATGGTTGGATAGAGAATGGAACTATGTATCTTGCTCTGGACACAGAGAAGGCTACTCAGTTTGTCTTTGGTCACGAAATGACTCATGCCATCAAGCAGAAGAATCCTGAGGCATACAAAGAACTTGTTAAGGTTGCTATGGCGGTAACAACAAGAAAGAAGTTTGAGGAAGACTTGGCAAAGGTTTACCAAAACTATCATGGTATCTCTGGATATAACAATGTTGATGATTATGTTGAGGAGGTTATTGCTGATAACTTAGGAAAGTTTATTAATGACTTTGACTTGGCGCAAAAGTTCTCTCTTCGTCTAAATCATCCTGTATTGGCAACGATTCTTCATGCTATCCAAGAGATTAAGCATCTGTTATATGGAGACTTCTATAAGCCTGTAGATGCCTTAGAACGTATTGTTGAAAAGGCATACGTTGATACTGCCAAGGGTGAGGTGACAAACTCTGAGACTGGCGAAGATGTTTCATTCTCTCTCCGTCAGAAACCTGAACCTAAGAAGAAGGGTATCGGCTACAAGGTGTTCGTATTGAAGGATGGTAAACTCTATCCACCAATGGTAGCGAACCCTGATGGTGCTGCTACTCCAGTAGGTGTATGGCTTGATGCTGATGCTGCTCCTATTGCAGGAGAAAGCAAGACTGGCAGACCTCAGGTTAAGCAGGGCGGCAAGGGTACACAAGGCGGTAGCGGTAAGTTAGCCTATAGACCAGGCTGGCATCTTGGTGTA